TGATAGTTAGCTGCTTCTTCTAATTTGCTGATACAAAGATAATAAAACTTTTTGACTATAAAAACTGGAAGATACACAAATTTTAAAAATAGTGTACAGGTGTTTCTAAGCTCTGTATTTACCTACCAGATGTGCGTGAATGCTGGATGAATGAAGGTAAAGTATGTCTTTTTATCATTTCTTTCCAGTATCCCGTTTTCAAGGGCAAAGTATATACTATCGTGTTGTATGCTTACTTCGTGGACTATTCGATTAAGTGAGAGGTCTACAATATTAGTACCGATTCTGGTGTATGATTTAAGCCGTATAAGTGCTCCTAATTGGTTCTTATTGCCATTAATGTTAAGCAGGTCTGAATCTATGGTTATATATAGTCTATCAGGTTCTGTGTATCTGTATGTGTTATATGTTCCAGTTCTATCTATTACTAAGTATCCTAGCTCATCAAATTTCTTTAAATGCTTGAATACAGTAGTTTCACCTATACCACAGGTACGTACTACATCTTTAATTGTTGCATCTGGATTATTGGCTATTGTTACTAGTGTACAGAAGTAGGTGAACGCTTCGTTATTAGTAAGATTCTGAATGTATTGGATGTTTAATTTAATTTTCATAGGTAAGGTCTGATGTTTATTGTTTTATTATATTTATATTTGCTTCTAAACTTAATAATTGACATTATGAAAAGTAAGAAGAATTGGAATGATTTCATTGCATCTAAGAAATTTAAATATACTCTATTTGCTATTGCAGTAATAGCAGTTGGAATATTATTATGTACTTCTGATAGTATATCTACAACTTTATATGGGGAAGATAACCCAGAAGCTAAAGGGAAAGTGTTAGCTACTTATCTAAGTATAATAGGTGGTGCTTGTGTTATCTATGGTCTATATCTTAACAACAAGAAAATAGGTGAACAAACAAGGCAAAATAATATTGCAGAAAAAACTAATATTGATAAACGTTTTGGTGATGCTGTAGGGTATCTGAATAGCGATAATGACGGAATTGCCATAGGTGGTGCATACGCATTGTTTCAGATTGCTAAAGAGGATGAAAGATATAAGTCTATTGTAGCTAATATCTTTTGTGACTTTATTTCTGCAAATTTTTCTTCAGGAAATAAAACCAGATTAATAGGTGTGGTTAAAGAACTGTTACTTCAGAATTTAGATACTGTATTTATCAAGACTGAATTGGTTTTGCGAAATATTTCTTTCGAAAATGATAGATTCCACGGTAAGGCTAATTTCAGGTTTAAAGATTGTTTCTTTGAAGGTGTATTTTTTAATGTGTTGGAATTTGTTCGTTTTGAATCTTGTAAAATAAATAAAAGCCATTTAATTGATTGTAATAAAATAGATATAGTTCGTTCTGAAATATCTGGAACTAGTATACGAAATCTTTCTATACCTACTAAAGAAGTGAATTTAGTGGATAATATTTATCTAGGACAGGTTGAGATATATGCGCAGACAATTATTGGTACTTTATATATTGGTAGTACTGCAACTTCGTTTGACGATGATTTTGTAGATAAGCGTATAGTAGTTTATACTAATTGTGAAAATAGAATTGAAATTAACGACAGATGTAAGAAAATAGTTTCAATAAAAAAAGGAACATTCTACCATCGTTGAATTTGATTGTGTAATTTGTTATGACACTGTTCACATATCGACATTAAATTATCTGGATTATAAGCCACTTCTTTGCGTTTCATTCCTTCATAATTCATAAAGCTGTCTATATGATGGATATGAAATGCAGGAGTGATTACCCCTTTGGATAAGCACACTTCACATAAAGGTGACCGCATTAGCTTACTAGCTCTAAGTTTGTGCCATCTGTCAGTATTATAAATCTTCTGTCTTTCTATCCTGTTATTTGATGGATTATGCTGTTTCTTCGCTTTCTTTAGATATGGCATTATTGTAGTATTCTGTAGGTATTATATATTCTCCATTTTCCGTAGCTATTTCCAGTGGAAATATCTTTTTCTTCATCATATAGCTTTGCAGTTGTGCATATTTTCTGGCTGTATAGAACTGTATCTTTACTAATTCCAGAACGGCTTCTTCCGTTACTTTATCCAGTCCCATTTCCAAACATTTGATTATAGCTTTATGAAGTAAATCTTCTACAGTTTGGGACATATAGATAACATCTTTATAATTATCGGCACATTGCTTTAGTAAATCTGGGTAGTGCTTAGCTATAATAGCCATAATTTGCTTATGTTGTGATGAAAGTGGTTTGGCTATTGCTGGATTGTAGCTGTACTGCTCGTATTGTGGTTTCCAGTTAATCTTCTTATCTAATTCTTCTGTTGATATGTGAAATATCTGTGCTGTTTTATCTATTCCATAGTCATATATATACTGTTCCAATACTTCTTTACTTGGGATTGTCTTTTTCATTTTTAAATCGTAGGTAGTCATTCATTGTTTGCCTGTTGTAGCTATAGAAGTCTTTCAGTATCGCTTCTACTAACTTTTCTCTATCTAGCCTGCTGTCCGTCTCTTTATATTTGTCTATTAAATCCAGATTCCTGTCAAAGAAATCAGCGATTATCAATCTTAATATTTTAGACCTGTCTTTCTTTAATAAATCGCATAGTTCATTCAGTAGCAGTTCCGTATTCAGGTCTATTTTAAACTTAATTTCTATCGGATAATTACACGTTCTTTCCATAGTGTTTGATTTTTAATTCTATACAAATTTACTGAAATAAAATAGGGTGTCAAAATGAATGTGTTACATTCTTAATTAATTGTGTTATAGTCTCTTTATGTGTAGTTGAGTACCTTTTTAGCTTTACTATTTAGAAAATAAAAAACGTAATACTATGAAGAAATATTCAATTCCTAAAGGTATAGAGAAAGAAGCTGCCGAATACATACAAGGAGTACTTGCAGAGCTTGAAAATAGAGGTGTTTTAGAGAATATAGATAATGCTGCCTTAGATATGCTGGCAAGAAATTACAGCACATTTATCAAGGCATCCAAACAGTTGGAAATAGACGGTTTGACAGTCACCAGTGATAGAGGTAATATAGCACCACATCCATTGGTAAAAGTTGCAAAGGATGCACAAACACAGGCTATGAAAGTTATGTTGGAATTTGGACTGACAGCCAAAGCACGTACCAAATTACCAAAGATGGATAAAACGGATGACGAGGAATCCACACCATTAGAACAGTTCATTGTTACTGGTAAGAAAGAAGTTAGATGATGAAACTTTACTATGAGTATGCAAGTAAGGTTCTTAATAATGAAATAGTAACAGGCGATACAATAAAACTGGCTTGTAAGAGATTCCAGAATGACTTATTGAGGGATGATTTGGAGTTTAGGGAAGATGTAGTAGACAGGGCTATTAGCTTTATTGGCACTTTGAAACATTATACAGGCAAGCACGCTGGCAGTAACTTCATTCTGGAAGGCTGGCAACAGTTTATTATAGCTAATATACTGGGATTTTACTGGAAGGGTACAGGAACTAGGAGATTCACCAGTTCATACATAGAAGTATCCAGAAAGCAAGGTAAGACTGCTTTAGCTGCCGCCTTATGTTTGTATTATCTAATTGCTGATGGTGAAGATGGTGCAGAAGTCTTGCTGGCAGCAAACAGTAAGGAACAGGCAAAGATAGCTTTTGATATGTGTTCCAAGTTTAGTAAGGGACTGGATACCAAAGGCAAATATTTGACAGCTTACAGGGCTGATATTCTGTTTAAGGCTACTAATAGTAAATTGAAGGTACTTGCTGCTGATGATAGCAAACTGGATGGATTTAATGCCAGTTTCGGTTTACTGGATGAATACCACGCTGCCAAAACAAGTAAGGTAAGGGATGTAATAAAATCCAGTATGGGTATGCGTGAGAATCCACACCTGTGTACTATTACTACTGCTGGATTCGACAAAACTTTACCTTGTTACCAATTAAGAACTGTAGCTATAGAAGTGCTTAATGAATTGAAAGCAGATGATGAAATGTTTATTGCCATCTATTCTTTAGATGCTGCTGATGATTGGAGAAGTGAAAAGAACTGGATGAAAGTTGCTCCTAATTTGAATATTACTGTTACCAGCAAATACATCAAAGGACAAGTACAGCAGGCTATTAATAATCCTTCTGATGAAGTGGGAGTACGTACCAAGACACTTAACCAATGGTGTGACAGTGCTACAGTCTGGCTGTCTGATGAAAGTATTATAAAGTGTACACAAGCAGTAGACCTGTCAAAATTCAAAGGATTACCCTGTTATGTTGGAGTGGATTTAGCTGCTACCAGTGATTTAACTGCTGTATCTTATTTAGTCGTTGATAGTGATAAATACTATTTTAAAACTCATTACTACCTTCCTGAATCGGCACTTACAGATAAGACAGACAAGGAACTTTATAAGCTATGGAAAAGGGCTGGTTTACTTACTGTTACTGCTGGTAATGTTACTGATTATGATTACATAACTACTGATATGCTTAAATATTCAGAAGTAGTTAATATACAGGCTGTAGGATATGATAAGTATAATGCTACACAGTGGGCTATTGATTCGACAGAAAAAGGATTGCCACTTGAAGAATACGCACAGACATTAGCCAACTTCAATAAGCCTACCAGAGAGATGGAACGGCTTATATTATCTGGTAAGGCAGTAATAGACAACAATGAAATAAACAGGTATTGCTTTAGGAATGTGACTTTGAAGTCAGACCATAATGGCAACATCAAACCTAACAAACAAGTAGACAAAAAGAAGATTGATGGAACTATATCTA